ATGGGTACAGTAGAATGCGCTTCCACGTTGTGGAGAGGTGGGTGAGTGGCTGAAACCAGTTCCCTGCTAAGGAACCGTACGTGAAAACGTACCGAGGGTTCGAATCCCTCCCTCTCGGCCAAACATAATAGGAGTAACATCAATGTTTAAGAAACTTGGATTTGCAATTTACGATCTTTATAATTACTTTTTTAATCTAAAGTACAACCCATTACGTCATATTCCTAGTCCGTATACACAATTTATTCTGATGTTTTATTTGTCTGTAATGTGGTCAGCAGTATTTACTGCATGGGCAGGCTATACGATTTACTACGGAATCTACAGTGTGGGAGGACACCTGTTAGTTGTCGGGGCATTCTTTGTCACAGCTACAGTATTCCATGACGCCGAGAAGAACGGGCATCTGTGGGTTAAGCGAAATAAATAGTGACATGCGGGTGTAGCTCAGTTGGTAGAGCGCAACCTTGCCAAGGTTGAGGTCACGAGTTCGAGCCTCGTTACCCGCTCCAACTTTAAGGAACTGTTTTGAATCTTAAAGAAAAGATTAATGATAGAATGGATCAATTGCAAGCCTGGATGGAAAGCGATTACCATCTAGAAAACCCACTAGAAGTTTATGAACACACACTTACTGTCAGCAAGTTTTGGTCTGTGTTGACAGAGGAAGACAAAGACTATATACAGTGTGCTCAAGATGCCATCGAAGAGTCCACCCCGTGGGGAGATCCGAATAAATAATAAGGTATGGGGCTGTAGCTCAGTAGGGAGAGCGTCTGGTTTGCATCCAGAAGGTCGTGGGTTCGATCCCCTCCAGCTCCACCATCCTCATATGAGGATAACAATCACGGGATGTAATTACATATGTTGCATAAAGATGCATTTATAGATTTACCCAATATTTCGCTACCATTTACACATGCAGATTTGTTTACGGATCAAGACTACGAAATATTAGAAACCAGAACAGCCCCACCAGGCGGTACAATGACCGGCAAAGTTGGTTGGGGGATTGGTGCTAAAGAAACACAACAGAAATATCGCGATGTGTCTGTTTTAGGCTTTATTTTAGATAAAGACATAATGTATGCGATGAAGGAACATTTCGACAAAACCTATAATTCAGATATAATGGGCGATATTTATCCTATAGCTCATGGCAGGACAATGATGCCTGTTACGCTGATTACATTTTCGGGTAACACTCCATGGCATAGAGAAGGCTTCCCTCAAGCATGGTCTACTAAAGAGTTTGAAAAGTCTTACCATTCTTTTTGTCCAAGAACTCGGTATAACTATTCTGTAAATTATCCGTTGTATATAAAAGATGCAGAAAATACTAAAGTAGAATTTGCTAAAACATCAAAACGGTTACAGGATTTAGAAGAAAAATTAATGATGCAAATGATGGAAAATGATACAGACTCTGAAACAGAGCAAAGTATACGAGTATCTAGGTCACTAGATCAAGTTCTGGATGAGGACTTGTGGAAAGACGACCTTGAAATTGTTGGTACAAAATATGCGTATGACTGTCCGTACATTATTAATTTATCGTCCTATCATAAAGTTACAACGACGGATGCAACTAGAGTAAGTCTACGCTATATGGCATCCACTGAATATCAATGGTCAGATATAGAAAATTTATATAACACTGGGACATTATTTAAAAATGCTTAATGAAAAAGTTACATGGGTCCACCACTGGACTGATAAAACATTTAGTTTTAAAACTACTAGAAATAAAAGTTTTAGATTCCGAAACGGCGAGTTTGCCATGATTGGGTTGCCGGCAGAAGAAGAAGGCAGTCGCCCAGTGCTTAGGGCATACAGTATTGCAAGTGCAAACTATGAAGATGAATTGGAGTTCCTCAGTATTAAGGTACCAGACGGACCTCTTACAAGTCGTTTACAGCATTTAAAAGTCGGAGACGATGTATTAGTCATGCCTAAGTGTACGGGCACACTGACGATTGATAATTTAACCAAAGCAGATAATCTATACCTGTTGTCAACTGGAACCGGTCTTGCACCGTTCCTAAGTATAATCAGAGACCCTGAAACATATGAAAAGTTTAAAACGGTCACTGTAGTTCATACAACTCGAACGCACACCGAACACACATATACTGACTTAATGGCAGAACTAGCAGACACATTTCCACTTAAATATTACGACACTTGCACCCAAGAAGACTATATACGAAAAGGTAGGCTATGGGAACATGTAGATTCATTTACTAACGGTGGGTTTAACAAAGATACTGACAGAGTTATGGTATGCGGCGGCCCCGAAATGAATTATCAGTGTAGAGATTATTTCGAAGACATTGGATGGATCGAAGGTAACTTAGGCGAACCGAACGACTTTGTGTTAGAACGTGCATTTGTTGACTGACAGGCAAAAATAATGGATCTACCTCATCAAGACCCGATAAAATTTATAGACACACATAATATTCTCTCTACCGGTATGGTGACAGCAGTATACACTATTCCGCATGATCATCCTGTACTAAAAGGACACTTCCCCCACATTCCGGTATGGCCCGGAGTGCATCTTATTGAAGGAATGAATCAAACTGCTGGACTGCATGCTTTAAACTTAGCCAAAAATCTTCCTAGTGGCGACATCGATTTAACTAAAATAATAACATTCGTGACAAGTGTGGATAAAGTTAAATTTAGGGAACCTTGTTTTCCTGGAGACAAACTCAAATACACTGCGGAATTAGTTAAAGAAAAAGGAAGCCATTTATTTTACGAGTGTGCAGTTTATAAGGATAGCAAGCGCATATCGTCGGCAAAGATTGGTTTAACAGCAAAACGACTGTAAAAATACCAGTTGACATTACTTTTTTCTGAACTTATAATAACTACCTTATAATTAATGTCTTTATAAACGGAATGAGAAATGCCAAAACGTAAAAGCAAAGAAATATACTTGATGCCCGAGCCAAAGTGGAAAGAGATCCAGACTGCTCCGGAAGACAAGATAGAAACTATTCTACGAGGGTTCGAGTATTTTGTCCACTACGAAGTTAGCGACAAAAAACAAGCAGAAGCACTGAGAGAGTGGTTGGTTGCTGACAGTGGCTTAGACAAGGAAACTGTTAAGCAACTTAAAAAAGTTCCTGACGGCTGGTTCGGCTCTCTATCTAAACATTGTTATATTTGGAAAAAAAGCGGTTATATGAGAGATGCTGCTAGGCAGTACATATTATCAGCAATCCCAGAATTAAAAGCCAAAGCAGAACACCTTGTTGAAGAGAAAGAGAAAGAAGAGAAGGCCCCTACAAAGCCCAAAATAAGCATACAACAGCGAATGCGTGAACAAGTAGCAGAGCTATGTGGTGTTTGGGAAAGTCTTATAGACGAGCTTCTATGGGCCGAATACGATGTCGATAAATTCGACCCGTATAAAGATATGAGATCATATGATGGTGGAGTGATTAAACCAGCACATGCAAAAATTATAAAAGACATGTATGAAGGTCAGCACAAAGAAGCATTAGAAATAGTACAATGGCAAGATGAAGAGATTAAAGAAGCGTTTTCGTACATGGGTGCGAAACTTCGTAAACAGTATTTGTCGTTCTATGAAAAGATTAATACTGCTTGTGACACAATGATAAGCACCGGAAAAGCACAACGTAAGACTAGGAAGCCTAAAGCAGTTAGTAGAGATAAGTTAGTATCAAAGTTAAAGTTCCAAATTAACGACAGCGAGCTAGGCATAGCAAGTATTAATCCTACAGACGTTGTAGATGCCGCCGAAGTTTGGGTTTACAATACTAAAAATCGAAAGCTAGGAGTATATCGTGTAGCTGGCCTCGCAACAGGACTTACTGTAAAAGGCACTACAATTAAGGATTTTGATGAGACTAAGAGTATACAAAAAACGTTAAGGAAACCACAAGATCAAATTAAAGCCTTTAAAGGCAACGCCAGGACAAAGTTTCAAAAAGCGTTTGACGACATCAAAACAACAGACACTAAATTAAATGGCAGGTTAAACGATACTACTATAATTTTGAAAGCCTTTTAATCCCTTCAAGTACAGCAGAATAAGATAAATAGTGTTATGAACACTAGAATAGATAGTAGCGGTTACGGATCGCGGGACGACTTAATTAGAGAATTGAAACTCCGATTAGGAGACGGCATGGTTGACGTTGAATTAGACAGAGACCATTATGACATTGCTATTAACAAAGCAATGGCTAAGTATAGACAACTTAGTTCGGGGTCTGTAGAAGAAAGCATTGTCTGGATCCAGACGCAACCTGATGTAACTAAGTACACGTTACCTAGCGAAGTGATAGACGTTAAACGACTGTACCGACGTGGTGTAGGTACTAACAGCGGCGGCGGCACAAACTTTGATCCGTTTGATGTGGCATTTAATAACATGTATATGCTACAAGCCGGACAGTTAGGTGGACTAGCAACATTTGATGCTTTTGCACAGTATAAAGAAACATTAGGTAGAATATTCGGTAGCGAATATAATTTCACTTATAATCGAAATACCAAAGAGCTAACAATATTACGTAATGTTAGACACGGCGAGGATGTTGCTGTAGGCACATATAACTTCATTCCGGAATCAGTATTATTAACGGATGTGTATGCAAGTCCTTGGTTGTCCAATTTTGCTTTAGCCCAAGCTAAGTTTATGCTAGGAGAAGCTAGAAGTAAGTTTACTAGTGGCCTACCTGGCCCCGGCGGCGCAGTAACTTTAAACGGCGATGCATTAAAAACAGAAGCAATGTCTGAAATGGAAACGCTGATTGCAGAAATACACAACATGGAAGAAGGCAATTCTCCATTAGGATTTGTTATAGGATAAGAGGTACTTATGGGATACTCGGCAGAAAACCTCTTCTTGCAATCACCGGAATTAGCAATGCCTGTATCCTTAAGAAACAAAACAGAACCCCACGTAACAAAGCAACAACAGCAGGCAATAGATTTGATGTCTGGTGTTGGATTCGATAGCTCCCAAGGAACAAATTTTATTACAACATCTCGCGAGTCATCGTGGGAAACAAGTACGGTTCATCCCGATACAGCGAAAGAACTTACTGCATGGTGCCGCAACACATTTAATTTAAAGTTTTCAGGCGTATTTTATATTAGAACAAAGCCTGATAGCATAGGCCCGTGGCATAGTGAAGGCCCACTCCTTAAGGGCCGACAATGTGCATTGAATTTTATGATACAAGGGCAAGAAGGTGTGACATCAGCACAATGGGGGGAACACAAGCACATTGATGTACCACCAGACGAAATAGAAAAACATTTTTCGGGTATAGTGCCAGACACCGATGTTGACGTAATAGGACAATTGCACAATTCATTGTATACTCCGTTTTTTTACAACACTGCATGTCTGCATAGGTCGTACAATGTAAATTCTGATAAATCTAGAATTTTGTTATCTGTATGTGTAGCTGATAATATAACAGTAAAGCAGATACAAAAAATGCATAGCAACAATCGACTAATAAAAAGTACGGCGATATCATGATACAATCGCACCCAGGTTACTTTCAAGAATTAGACATAGAACTACCTTTCACTGTAGATGATCTTTTCACGGATCAGGACTATGATGTAATATCTCAAGTAGAACGCACTACCGGCGCTGTACGTACAGCTAATTTATACTGGATTTTTGCAGAGCGTGAAATAGGTAATGCGGCTTGGATACACAGTAAAGTTATACAGCGGCGATTACAAGAGTACATGCTCGATACGTTTGCTATACCATTTTTACCTAGAAGTGTTCCTATAGGTATGACAGGAAGATATGCATTTCCTGCTACGCTACTATGTTTCAGTGACGATAATTGGTTTCATAAGGAAGGCTTTACTGACGACATGCGTACAAATTCTGACAGAGTAAACGCACATTACGGTAGAATAAATTATTCATTAAATTTTAAAATGCTTGGCCCTACAGAAAACGCCGGAACCTTTTTCGGAGAGCCGTCTGATACTGTGTTACAATGGGATAAAATCGGAGGGGATAATGGCGAAGCGTATTATCGTACACACAAAACATATGACACAGATCCTTACTATGTACACATGGTTAACGATAAACCCGCATATCAGTATAGGCATAGACGATCGGGTTTTTGGCGCCATAGTGATCTAAATCAACACGATTATATTACAACAGTGGCGAAAAAAGAAGGCTTTGAAAAACCATACATTATTAATCTATCGAAATTCCATAGAGTAGATATGACGCCTATACCTCAGCCCAGGGTAGCAATGAGAATACATGGTAACTGGGAGAAATATTCGTTCGATCATATACAGCAACTACATAATGAAGGTAAGTTGTTAAAATAAACTTGACATACTATAGCAATACTATATAATATACATCTAATAATAATATACACCTAATACAGAGACTATACACAATGATAATTGGAATTACAGGATTAATTGGCTCGGGTAAAGACACAGTAGCAAAACTGTTTGTAAAGTCCCATGGTTGCGCCCAGGACAGTTTTGCGGCACCTTTGAAAGATATGTGTGCAAGCATTTTTGGTTGGGATAGAGCAATGCTTGAAGGCGATACTATTGACAGCAGAGACTTCCGAGAAACACCTGATTTATATTGGACTAAGAAGCTAGGCATTGATAGTTTTACACCCAGGCTTGCTTTGCAGTTGATAGGCACAGACATCATGCGCACACATTTCAATGAGAACATTTGGTTAAGCAGTTTGGAATATCGAATGAGAAAAGCATTGAACACATCGAAATGTGTTGTAGTTAGTGATGCAAGATTTGTAAATGAATTGTCTCTTATCAAGGATTTAGGAGGCATAGTGATTAATGTCAAGCGTAATGAGTTACCTGAATGGTACGAATATGCATATAAAGCTAATGTCGACGGCCACGTTCCTTCAAAACATATCATGAATACAAGGTTTAGTAACGTACACTCAAGTGAATGGAATTGGATAGGATTCGATTTTGATTATGAAATTGAAAATAATACTACAATTGAGCATCTTTCTGATGTAGTTTCTAAGATACAGTCAGAGATATTTCAAAAATCGCTCCGGGCAATTTAAAAAATCGTTTATTTATCAAAAACTTCTAAAAACCTTGTACCCCCTTTCTAAATAATACGGTTTTGCGCTACTTTAGATAAATATCTACATACTATACTATTGTTAACAAGGGTACAAAGTATTTAGATAGGAGATATAACATGGCAGAATTAGTATCACCTGGCGTAAGTATTAGTGTAACAGACGAGTCGTTTTACGCCTCTGCTGGTGCAGGTACAGTTCCTTTAATCATTATTGCAACGGCTCAGGACAAAGCAAGTCCTGACGGCGTAGGAACTGCTGCATTTACTACTAGTGCTGAAACAGGACAAGTAAAATTAATAACAAGCCAACGCGAGTTATTACAAAATTATGGTAATCCATTATTTTATTCAAGCGGAAGCACTCAACTTAACGGTTACGACCTTAACGAATACGGTCTATTAGCAGCTCATAGTTTCTTGGGTTTGTCTAACAGAGCGTGGATTTTAAGAGCAGACATCGATTTAGGTGAACTAGAAGCATCAGCTACATCACCAAGCGGCGCAACAGCAGATGGCGCACATTGGGTAGACATTGACGATTCTAGATATGGTGTTAGAGAGTATGCGTCTGGCGCATGGGTTAAGAAAACAGCAAAAGTTTGTGAAAAGAACGATATTCGAGTAACAGGCGAACCAAAGCAGTCCTTTGGTTTAAACGGCGACTACGCAATCGTTGCACAAACATCCGCTGGCGATGCATCAGAGCAAATTAAGTACTTCGAAAAGTTCAGTGATGACTGGTACGAAATTGGCTCTACAAGTTGGACAGCTGCAACAAGCGGCGACTTCCAGTTTGCAACTCACTTGAGAGTACCAACTCTTCAAAGCGATGGCGCAAGCTCACTAGTAGACGGTGATGTGTTTATTCAAACAACTACACCAAACAGTGGCATGGATTTACGTGTTAAAGCATTCAGCAGCAGTACTAAGGCATACGCTAACATAGCAAGCCCAGTATACGCAAGCGGTGATGCAGCATATGACGACATGGGTATTACAAATGTTGTTGCCGGCGATGTAATCGCTATACACGGTGAAGACACTGCAACAATTGAATTTAGAAAGCATGACGGTAGCACAAGTTTAGTTGCTACTGGTAGCGCACACGGTACAGTAGATGTTACAGCTAAGACGTTGTCTATTGTATACAAAGGCGTTACAACACCAGTTAACTTTACTGCTTCTGTAAGCGGCACAATTGCAGCATCTACAGTAGACGACAGTATCTTTGACATTAACAGTGCACTATCAGGCGCAGGCGTAACAGAAGTTGTTGCATCTGAAGGCGACAGTGATAACATTGTTATGACATCAAGTTCAGGTTATGATATTAAACTTTTAAGCACAGACCCTGCATTTGGACCAAGTAGTATTGGCTTAGGCAGCGGCGGCGCATCAGATGATGTGTTGTTCACTAACTGGGCAGATTTAACTTACAAAGCAAGCAAAACAAAGCCAGCTGGCACATTAGCATCCGGTACGTACTGGTATGATGCAAGTGTTGCTCTTGCTAATGTTGACTTGTTGGAAAACCATGTAACAAATGGTTGGCAGAGTGTTTCAGCTGATTTAAATGTTACTGCAACTAAGCCTAGTAAGCAAAGTGACGGTACTACACCACTTGCTGGTGGAGAGTTATGGCTTGACAGCGACGACTTGGACAACTTCCCTAAAATTTACAGATACTCTGCAAGCGCAAGCGCATGGGTAGGTGTAGACGGTACTGACCAGGTAACAGCAGACGGTATTATATACCAAGACTTCCGTGCAGTTAAAGGCGGCAGCTTGTCTGCAGATGCTCCTGCTAAAGAGAAGTATCCAGTAGGTATTTTAGGCTGGAACAAGCGAGCAAGCGGCGGCAACGTTAAAGAATGGCAAGTTGATTATGTTGCTAACGGTGTAGCTGTTGGTAACGTTTGGGTTGACGCAAGCGGCAACCAAGTAGATGGTAAGATGCATGGCATGAGAAAGGCTGTACACAACTTAGTTAAAACTAAGATGCAAGCAATCATAACTCAAAACGATGCAATCAGAAGTGAAATTAATGCGTTTAACTTGATCACAGCACCTGGTTATCCAGAATTGCTTGACGAGATGATTGCATTAAGTGGCGACAGACGTAATACTGCATTTGTTATTGCAGATACGCCAATGAGACTAGATGCTTCTGCAACTACTGTTCAAGCGTGGGCAACTAATGCTAACAATGCTAGTGAAAACGGCGAAGACGGCTTACTATCAAGTTCTCCATATGCGGCTGTTTACTACCCAAGTGCAATGACAACTAACTTAGACGGTACAAATGTTGTAGTACCACCTAGTCATGTTGCATTACGCACATTTGCATTCAACGATCAGGTTGCATTCCCTTGGTTTGCACCAGCTGGCTTCCAGCGTGGTATCGTACAAAATGCAACAAGTGTAGGATATGTTGACGCAGATAGCGGCGAATATGTTCCAGTTACACTCAACGAAGGGCAACGTGACACGCTTTACTTGAATAAAGTAAACCCAATCGCACAGTTCCCAGGAAGAGGCCTTGCAGTATTTGGTCAAAAGACTCTTAACCCAACAGCAAGTGCGTTGGACAGAGTTAACGTTGCACGTTTAATTGTATACCTCAGAGAAAGACTAGACGATGTTGTTAAGCCTTTCTTGTTTGAGCCAAACGATGCATTGACTAGAGCAAAAGCTAAGAACGTAGTAGACGGGTTGTTATCTAATCTTGTTATTCAACGTGGTTTGTTTGACTTTGTCACAGTATGTGATACAACAAACAACACTCCAGCAAGAATCGATAGAAACGAATTGTACATTGACATTGCTATTCAGCCAGTCAAGGCAGTTGAGTTTATCTACATTCCAATCAGAGTCCAGAACACATTGGGTTCATCAGGTTCTTAATTATATAAGAACTATAGAAAAGGGCGGAAACGCCCTTTTTTATTGGCAAATTAAAGTGCCTTTTAACAAATTTCTGCCAGTTTTGATAAATAAAAGTAACGACAGTCTTATAGACTTAAAAAGTAATTAGGAGATAACATAAATGGCTACTAAAGATAAATTTGGTGTTCCTGTAGTAGCAGGCGAAGCTGGCATTTTAATGCCTAAACTAAAGTTTAGATTCCGTGTAACAATGTTAAGCGGATTCGGCGGCGATGACGAAGCAGGGCAGCGAAGATTTACACAAAATGTTGTAAACGTATCACGACCTAAAGTTAGTTATGAAGAAGTAGAAATTCACAGCTACAACTCACGTGTATATGTACAAGGCAAGCATGCCTGGGAAGCGATTCAAATTGTTCTACGTGACGATGTTACCAACAGCGTTTCTAGAATTGTTGGTGCACAACAGCAGCGTCAGTTAAACCACTTAGAGCAAACAGCTCCATTAGCGGGCGAAGACTACAAGTTTGATATGCGAATTGAAATCCTAGACGGTTCAACTGCAAATGAATTAGAATTTTGGGAATTAGAAGGTTGCTTCTTGACTAACGTTGATTACAGTGACAGTGATTACGCAACTAACGAACCAGTTCAAATTACATTGAGCATACGTTACGACAATGCTATTCACAAGGCAGGCGCAGGCGCAATTGGCTCAGGTGGCGGATTAGATATGTCCGGTACTGGTGATAACGCATTCGAAGGTCCAAGCGCAGACGGCGTATAAAATACTTTATTTTATAGTATTTTTTAGGAACACCTATATAACTTATAACCGCCGCCAGGCGGTTATTCGTTTTTATAAAGGATAAATAATAGTATGCGCAAATTATTAAAACAAATATACGAATCGCAACTTGAAACGTTCAACGGAACATCGGTTGAGATAGAAGATGGTATTGGCGGCGATCAAGGTGCTTATTTAAGTACAGCAAACAACGCTAAACATTTAAATCCTGATCAAAATTTAGTAAGACAGCAGTTTCAAGGCCTTGTTAATTTTTATTTTAATGATGCAATACCGAGTGGTTCTGCAACGAAAGATTTTCTAAATGGATTAAGCAGTTTAGTTAAAACAGCAGAGTTCCCGTCGTTCGAAATGCAAACAGATACCCATAATCAGTATAATAAAAAACGTATTACAGTAAGCGGTATCGAATATAAGCCTATTAGTATCACAGTTTATGACACAATAGACAGTGCATGGGTTATCACACTAATGAGAATGTATCAACACATGTTTTTGAATCCTATGAATAAGTTTGAAACTCAGTCTGACGGAACATCGATACCTAAGATACGTCCATATGATGTTGTTCCTGAGAAATTAACTACAGGTAGTGCAACAGCTGATACAATGAGTGGCTTCACTCAAATTTGGAACGAAAATAATAACGGGTTAAATATTAGACCAGGCGCAGAACGTAATTTCTTAACTCATATAGACTTACTAGTTTATCATGCTCAACGCTATGTGCGGTATACAATGTTTAATCCTATAGTTACAAGTTTTAAAGTAGACAGTTTAGATTATTCTTCTTCTCAGCCTATAACAATACAGATGGAAATCAGTTACGAAAGTTTCAGCATTGATCCAAACATTAACAGCTTTATACCCGAAGATGATATGAAGCGATGGGGTAATTTTAGTCAGGGAATTTGGGAAAGACTGCGTACATCAGCTGGCACCGACGAAGATCTAGGTGAAGATATTCCAGGAGGATCAGTTGCAGGCAAGACGACCGCTGAAAATAAACACTTAATCAATTATTCTGCTGGTTTCCTCGCTCCAAGTGAAACAGGTAAAGAAACATCCTCGTTGAGAGCCGAGCAAAATCAAGATTTTTGGAATAATTTTAATCCGGGTTAATAATTTATGCAAAGTTTATACGAAACATTTGGAAATGAAGTAAGTTACACTGTTCGACGAGGAAAGCTGGTAAAGTTTTTACAAAACAGTACTGTAGCGTTTCCTATTCCTGAAGCTAGTGTAGACATATTAACATCTATGCTTGATCCAGACCAGGAAGGCATCGAAGCAACTCGTGTAGATGCTGTTAAAGCCCGGCTAACTAATATTGGTTTCGGTGAGTTGACTACAAACGCTCTAGCTATAGCATTAATAAAGATCGCAAAGATGCAAGGAGTACATCCTATGAGTTATTTTGACTTAAATGACGATGCTATCAGATTAGCAGCAGACACATATTCTGCGTTGAACACTGTTCGGCCTAAAGGCAATTTAGTAGGCTTATCATTGTTAAAAGATAATTCTAAAAGCAGAGTTGCTAAAATCATAAGGCCATAATACGAATGGCTTCTAAATATTCGCAAGGTATTTATACAATACAAAACCCAGAAAAGTACGCCGGCACAAAACCTCCCTTTGCACGGAGTAGCTGGGAAACAACCTTTATGCGTTTTTGCGATCAACATCCTAACATAAAGAAATGGGCAAGCGAGAATGTTAAAATACCTTATAGACATCCGTTTACAGGTAAAATAACTAATTACGTACCCGACTTTATGGTACAATACGAAGATAAAAATGGCAAAACTCGAGTAGAGCTAATTGAAATTAAGCCCAAAAGCCAAACAGTAATCGAAAATGCTAAAGGCCCCGGTGACAAAATGGCTACTCAAGTTAATGCAGTTAAGTGGACCGCTGCAATGGAGTGGGCTAAAAATAAAGGCATACACTTTAAGGTAATTACGGAAGACCAAATCTTTAGAAATAATCCTAAGAAACGAACCACTCCAAAACGCAAACGCAGAAAGTAATACAGCAGGTAAATTTACTGTTTAAAATGTTGTTCACCAACAGAACCACAATGCCACGACTCGAACTCTGCTGGCAACGAAAAAACCATTGAATATTTCTTATTATTCTTAATATTAGTTTTTTCTCTAGTTTCTAACCAACAAACTGTGCCTTTATACTTTCGATATATTTCGTATTGATTCTTAATGGTGCTTATAATTTGACCCCCAAAAGAAAGTAATAATGATTCAGTAAATGTGTTGTCTATATGAGATTGACATTCTTGAATAGTCTCAAATTCAGTATTGTTTGCATTGTTATACCTACTAACATGAATTGAATCAGTATCAAGATGTCTAATATGAATCTCAGGAACCTCAGATAATTCAAACGGGTGAAAGCGATGTGTTATACTAGCTAATGCCCAACTTTTTATCTGAGCAGTGAGATCATGTCTTACAGTGTAAAATAAGTTAGAACTATTGTCTAGCCAGTGTTTATAAAATAACTCTCTAGTCTCCCCACTAAGATTATTATCAGTTGGCATTATTTTATATATCTGATTTATAGACGTTGGGTAACTGAATAGGTTTGTATAAAAGTCTAGCTCACCAGTATGTTCACGTTCGTAAGTTAGATTCTGTGTTATACTTAACTCGTGAATGAGTGTAGTAGACCCCGTCCTGTAGCCTGCA